CCAAGTACTGCGCACGCGCCACCTGTCTGAATCCAGCAGTACTCGTTTGCAGGTACAGCTACGTTTGGCACACCGACTGCAAGATTAGCTTGTCCAACTGCTGAAATAACTACTGAATCGTAGGTATTTTTTACAAGGGAAGCTTCTGATGCAGCAGTAAGTGCGACACGAAGTGGGTCTTCAAGAGTCAACTCAAGAGACGCGCCTGATGCAGCAGCCGGGTGACTAGAGATTTTGTACATGATGCCTTCTCCGACAGAGTCGTTGATGACAACATAACCTTCTGAGTACTCGTTGATTGCAACAGCAGTAGCTCCAAGAGTTACAGTCATTTGCATTGTTCCAACATCAGCAATCGCTACTGCGATGTTGGTGTGGTTAGCTACAACAGTAGCCGCCACCGTTAGCTTTCCAGCGTCTAAAGCTGTGCCAGCATTTTTGGCATAACGATAAGTACGACCATCTGCGGTCTGTACTTTCTCGCCGAGAATTGCACGTGAGATGGCTGATGTAGTGTGTACATCTTGCTCAACAGTTTGTGCGTATCCAGTAGTTCTAGGCATAGTGAAATATATCTTAAACTTAACTAGTAATACCTGTTCGACGCGAGTGCTTTCGCGGTTGTGTACCGACCAATTGTCCGTAGTAGAGAAGTTGACCAGCAACCACGTCTTGGTTGGTTGGCTTTTTCCATCCAGTCCACGCGAAACCTTCCATTGTACCCTTAACGAAGTTAGGGTCTGCTTCCATTTCATACAGGTCGAGATAGTTCTCGTTGAGCATGAATAGGTTGCCGGTAAGACACTTGTCGTCAGACACGATTGGCATACCTCGGAACAAGAGTCCAGTGAACCCTGCGTTTCCGACAATGCCAGCGTTCTCAATACCAGCAGCAGTCAATCGGAATCGTTGTGTGTTTTGCACAACAGTGTATCGACTGTTCTGTGTAAGAAGAGCCTCGTAGATGCTGAATACCGCTGGGGTAGTAACACCTAAAGTTGGTTGGTCTGAGCCGATTTGCGCTGCATCAAAAGAAGCAGCAAGGTCATCAAGTCCAAGCGCACCAGATTGTGCAGTTAGAGTTGATTTAAGCGTTGGGTAGGTAGTACGTGAGAGACCTTGGTAGGTAGCTACGTTTGTACCATCGTCAACGTGTGCGATGAGTCCAGTAATAGCCTTGTTGCTATTAGCAGAGCCGTCGCCGTAAAGGTCGTCGCCCATCTTGTCCTTCAACGCTTGACCAACAGAACGAAATTCTTCTGTCATAAGGTCTACGATTGCTCGCTTTCCTTTGTTGGCAGCCGCTTGAATACCTGTGATGGTAGTGTTGAAGTAATACTGACTTGGGTCGATAGTGAACTGCTTGCGTACATCTTCTTGAGCAGTACCAAAAGTATCAGCACCAGAATATGAACCACCTTGAGTTCGCCCCGCGACTTCAGTCGGGATTTTGAGTTGTGCACCAGATGACCAGCTCTTTTTTTTGCCTTTAAGACGCATAAAGAGAGCATTGCCTTCGTAGAAGTTATCTACGACAACTGGGAGAAACTCATTCTCTGTTACAGATGTAACGAAGTTTGAAAGTTGTGACATGGCTTTTTAAAGCTAGGGGTTAATAGATACCCTATGATTTCAGACCTTCTTTTATTCGACGTGCAATAGAGTCGAGTGTGGGTTTAACGCCACTGGCGGCCTCTTCCTTCTTTGCAACGTTAGTACTTGCACGCTTCTCTTTTGGTAGCTTTGGTTTTTCTCGTTTTGTAAGCTTACGCTCACGCTCGATAATCTTCAAAGCTTGTTTCGGAGTTACATCAAGTTCTTTTGTAACCTTCAGAATGTCTTTTTCAGTAAGGTGTTCGTTTTCATCAAGAACCTCTTCCATTTGGTCGTTAAACTGTTCTTGTTGCGCGCTAGAACGAGATTTATCTTCATTCTGCATAGCTTCAAGTACACTTTTGATACGACCTGCTAGAAATTCCTCAGCCGCTTTTTCTTTTTGTTGCTCTGGTGTAAGCGTTCCTTCTTGCTTATTTCCTTCTAGGGCAGCAATTTTTTCTTTGGCTTTGGTTAATCGGTCTCGATACCGCTTCTTTTGAATAATGGCAGTTTTTTCGGTTTTAGTGAGTTTCTTCTTTGACTTGTCGTCATCGTCGTCGTCACCATCATCGTCATCACTGTCATCGTCATCTTCGTCATCATCGTCGCTGTCGTCGTCGTCATCGTCGTCGCCAGCACCGAAGTTGAGAGAGTCATCATCGAAAGCGTCGTCACTGTCATCGTCGTCGATAGCGTCATCGCTATCTTTTTCAGCAAACGTAAAAGATTGTCTAATGACGGTAAGAAAATCAAATAGTAAGTTGGGCAACGGAAGTGAAATTGTAGGTGTCATATTCATTTAAAGCTTTAGTGCTATATCCTTCTAATATCTTTTGATAGGTTTAGTCCTGCATAAATGATAACACATAGATTTTGGAAAATGTAAAACTCTGCATTCGGAGAGCAGAGTTTTACTGGGAGTTATAATGCGTATTGATTGTAGAAAGAACACGCCCTACCGTTTAGGACGGTAGCTTAATTATACATTAGTTAGAAACGTTATCTAACGGAGCTGCGCCACCACCACTCAATGATTGCCGTGCTCTTTGGATTACGGAATCAGAGTTTTCAACGTTTCGCTCAGAACCATCTGGCGCGAGGATTTCTTCCTCAGACATAGCAGCGTTATTTGCCGCAGCCTCTCCTTCTTGTTGTCGTAGTTGTGACTCAAATACTAATTGACCAGCTTTCCAACCAGCTAATTTTTGTGCAGTCATTTGAGGGTCAGCAAATTCAAGACGTTCAAACAATGTTTCAGGGTCGAGTGCTCCTAATTGCCAGAGCTGGATAGCTTGGTTGTAGCGGCCAAGCGGGTCAAGCACAGGGGGTGTTCCACTCTTTGTGTGGATGACAATACCTTCCTCGATGTCGTCGTTGATGAATTTGATGAACTCTACAGCTCCGTCGCGGCCAAGTATTTTATAGGCTTGTTCCTCGGTGTAGTACATCTTCATCATTTGAGTAAAGCCTCGAACCAAACGCTCTACACCACGGTTAAGCTCGCGCGTAAGTTGTTCAACACGAGAGAGGTTTTGGTTACGGTCAAGAATCTGACCACCAAGCGTATCCGCGCCAGAGTTTCCGCGTAGCGCGCCATGCGTACCAAACACATTGTCAAAAGCTTGGATTGAGTCCATTAGGTTTGAAAAGTGTGAGGCTGGAATCGAGATAGCCGGTTCACGACGGATACGGTTTTCAGACGCTAGGTTTGTACCTTGCAGAATAAGACCCGGCTCACTTGTAATTGCTTCCGCTACTTCTTGCGGTAGAGCCTCAGAGTCGATATACACTTGGCCGTTACCCATTCGTCGCAGGTTGTCGAGAATTTGACGCTTAGATACGTTAATGTCGTCTTGAATCGGAATACCAATTTCAGCCAATGATGTTTGCGCCACCGGAGCGTCGCCGGTTGTAAACGGCGTGAAGAAAATAAACGGCATTTCTGGTCGGCTCAAGAAGTTAGAAAAAATGATTTCTTGTCGAGACACGATTTTTCCGTTTTGCTCAGTATCTAGTTCTTCAACTTCAATACCATCCCAATCGTAGAATGGATTTTTCATTCGTTTGAGAACGTAGTCTCCTTGACTCCATACCCAATACTCACTGGTGTACACCACCATTACTTGGTATATAGAACTGTCTACTTCGTTTGAACCTATTCCAATTTCAATTTTCACTCCCTTAGTAAGCTTTTCAATATCAGCTTCAGGAAAAAAGTTACGAACTTCTTCTTCATTAAATTCAGCTAGTTTAATAACGTAGGGCAATTCATGCGGGTCAACGCGGTACTTAGGAATTAGAATGGTGCGCGGGTCTCGTACCCAACAACCAATATCGTTTGTTTCAATATCCCAACCGTACTCAAGCACACCAAACCTTTTAAGCATCATGTCACGTGAAACGTTTTCCAACTTGCGTCGGATTTCTAGGTCGTCGTATTTCTTGTTTAAAACTTTTTGTACACGTTGTGAGCGCGCCATAGACACGTCACTCTCTTCGGCTGGCATAGCGACAAATTGGTGAGCACCGCCAGTCACAATCGGAATGATTGTTTCAATCGCTTCAAAAATACGGTTGTATACTGAGTTAGAGTTGTAGGCAGGAACTTGGTCACGGTCAGTTTGATTTCCCTCGTAGTACTGAACAGATTTATTTTGATGAGTCAACAAAGCGTCATGGTAGGTCTGAGACTCTTTTACCCATGCGTTTATTTTTTCAATAAGTTTTTCATCGGTAGTTCCTTCCCCGAAGATAATGTATTCATCTTTCATATAAAATTTATAGAACTTTCCAATTGACTTGTTTTTCTAACCGGCTAAATTGCGGTGGACGTATCCTTCCGTTTACAACAGTAATAGACGGTGAGGTGTCTACTCCGATAAGTGTAGCATGAGTCTGACTTGTCACAGTACCCGCGCGTACTGGCTCTTCATCAAAAGCCGCTAACAAAGTGGCCATCACTTTATCGTCGTGAAAACCCTGCTGTCCGCCAGCGCCTTTTTTCTTGGCAACGTCAGTGTAGACAAAAGTTTTAAGTTCTTCCCACGTTTCTTTTGAATAGATGCGCGGCTCACGTAATCGACACAGTTCCTCGAAGTGAGAGATAAGTAACATCTTAGAAGATGCTGTTGTACGGAAGCCTAGCTTTTTTAGTTGCTTTTTAAGTACTCGGTCATATTCTTTACGACGGTAAATGTTGGTGTACCCAAGGTCATCAAGCTTATCCAGTAAGGCAGCACCCATAGAGTTCATTTCGGGAACCATCAGTGGGTCTCCATACAGCGCGGCAAACTCAGTAGCTTTCTTGGCTAGAATACGGGGTGGTACTTTGCCAGAGTACATCGCCACTTCTTCGTCAGCAGTCTTATCCCAAATAACAATAACCCCATTGTCCTTGGGGGATTTACGCATCGTATCTTCAGTAGTGTCTGCGCCTTCGGCCGAGTCAATTCCCATTTGGTATCGGTGGGTTGGGTCGTAATCTTTATAGATACGCAAACCCTCTTTTTCTTTAGTGGCAACGCGGACATTCCTTCCAATCTTTTCGATGTGTTCACGGGCAAACACAATGTTGTCAGCCAACAGAGACTCATCCCAGATACCAAGCACGTACTGGTTGTACCACGTTGGTGGGTATTTTTTTAAGTCAGCAACATATTCCGGCGGAAGGTTTACTTCGTTCTCAAGAGTTGAGCCTTCAATTAGTTGGTAGTTGTCTTCGGGGTTTTGTTTAAACACGCGGTAGAGCCAAGACAACTTGGGGTTTGATGTCATAAACACTTTGTGGTCGATACCTTGACGACGAAGACGGCCTTTCAAAGTTAGGAATGTTTCTTCAGGAATATCCTCGGCTTGGTCAATACCAAAGCCACCCAAGTTAAGACCGAGCAAGTCCTTGTGTTCTTTATCAAGGTTACGAAAGATGATTTCAGAAGTTCCACCGTTAAAAGTGTGCAAAATTACAGACGGGTGCGGTGATTTTCGGTATTCTTTTATCCAACTGTCGTGACAGATTTCAAAAAACTCTTTAATCAAAACGTCGTGAATTTCACCGTAGGTTGTACGACCAAGTAGGAAGTAGTTGTTGTCCTGCCGCATACACTCGAAGATTGCACGCAAAATCATTATGTGCGATTTGCCACAGCCCACGCCGCCTGAAAACAATATAAAACGTGACTCAGATTCCCAGAACGTTTTTTGGGAAGGTAGCAACAAACGGTCGAAGACTACTTCGCCGCTGTTTAAATCCTTAAATTTTATTCTCACCCTTAGATGATAACAAATTATTCAAGAATTGCGTGCACATCTTGTTCGTCGATAACGTGGTGCATTACTTTGTCTAGGTTTAGCTCTTCAAAAAACAACGGTGAATAAACGATTGTCTCTCCGACTTTTATTTCTTTTACATCAGCTCCTACCGCTACGACGGTTCCCTCCGCGTGTGTCTGGGTACGCACGTCTACAACGTGAATACCTGATGATGTAATTTCTTCTTTTGCGACTGGGTGGACTACCACCTTCCTTCCTAATGGTTTCATACGATTGATTATATACTATTGTGCGTCAGGTAGGAATTGCACCTACGGTGTCTCTTACGTCACGCGTTTACAGCGCGCTTGCTTCGCTACTTGCATACTGGCGCGGGCGGGGAGATTTACCACTTCATCTCCCCCTTTAAGGAACACCGTTCTACTAATGTTCCCTGCACCAGAGCGACATTGCCCCCTCTTCTCAGAAGAAGTTAGCGTTCGCCCCAGCGCAGGAAACATTAGATAAAGTTTTGTCGGTAAGGGTCTAATTTTTTCTTTCCGGTATTTCCTCTGTACCAAAGCAGTGATTTGTCTGGGTCTGAGGAAAGGTGTTCTATCTCATGCTTGTTACAGGCTCGGCAGCGCCATTGAACAATTGAACTTGGGTATGTTTCATGGCAAGGAGGTACAGGATACGACGGTAAGTTATAAGGTTTATAGCTTCCATGCAGCGTGCCGCGACTTGTTTTATACTGGTAGCTAAGTCGATTATTTAAGCTTAACACAGCCCAGTCGTGTTTACCTTTTCCTTTTTTGCACTCGTATTTTTTTCGCCACTTTCCTGATGGTTGAGATGTTATTTTTTCTACGAATGGTTTTTTCATGGCTGACATTCTATACAACTACAGGCAAAATCATGGAGACACTCTTTACCTCTTCCGTCTTTATGGTTGCCTGAGCATCTAATACACTCTTTGTGGAGACAGGTTTTACTACGCAGTTGCCGCGGTGAGAGGTCGGGAGTAAGTCTTATTCCTTCTTCGTACACTGGCCAGATTCGACTCATGGGTTCCTCTCTGCCGAGACCGTTAGAAAAATCTTCAAATAACATGGCAGTTGATACACCGCTATGGCTGCGCGCCAAGTAACGATTACGTCTCTCGCTGCGATTACTTACTACTAAGTTAATTGCTGTACGAGTGACCGCGACCCGACCTGTTATTCCCAGCGACCTTAATGTGGGTTCTGCACTAGTACGTTCATGGTAAATTAAAGCAACCTTAGAATAAATATCATGGTTGTTCCAATCTTCTTCCATGTCTAGCTCCATATGAATACTTCTCATCAATGAAAAGTTAAGATTTTCAATTGGGGCAGACGCGAAAGGAAACGGGTCTTCACTGCCTGAGAATGACTGTGGTGAGGATAGCATGTGACTAACCCTACTTAATGCATTGCCGTAATCAAAGTTGCTGATTGCAGTTGCTTCAAAGTCATCATATTCAGTTGTGTAGCCAGAGTTGGTATAAGGAGCATTAGCAGAACTCCCTAAGTGAGTAATAACCCCTCTGTGGTCTTGAAGGTATTGCGTACCGTCTCGTAGTGTAAGTGTTCTTTGCATGTCTTATATACTAGCATTATATCATATAATAATCAAGAACCACCAAACGGGGCTACTCCTGTTGCGTTTTAATCTCAGCAGCGTAGCTCTTTTGTTTAGAACGTACTTTTTCGTAGTTGCTACTCTGATATTTACGAATGGCGGTTTGCACTTGTTCTTTTCGGATAGGTGAACAGTGGTACAAAACTCTGTCTCGTGAGATACCAATCGTGTCCGCTATCATTTGCCACGTATATCCCTGTTCTCGTAATTCTTTTCCTTCTTGTATTTGGTCAATACTAATCTGTGATTGTCGTGCCATATTCTATATTCTTAATGAAGCACCCATTATCATCTTGATAGAGGTACTGTCCGGCTTGTAATGCGTCAATAAGAATGAATTTGTTTTCCACAGATACCATGCTTCCCACCTGTGTATGCCCTATTACTTGTGTTGTGCTTCCCCAAAAGTCTTCTCGTAAAGATTGTGGCCGTACCCACATGCAACCTTGTTCCTTATTATTTCCTGAGTCATCAAACCCTTCGCTGCGGATAAACTTGAACGCGTCTAAGGGTAAGGAGTTTACTTCGTTAACAATGTTCTTTTGGTCAATACCCCTAGACGTAACCCAAGTCTTGGTAAGACCAGCATGTGAAAAGAGTAATTGGTCAAACATACAGATTTTTGTCAGATGCGGTAAGGCCGTTTTTAAGGCTTGCCTAATCCGAGGATTGTCTTGGTAGCCACTGTACCTCTCATTGTCCACTAAGTAGTGCAAATCGTGATTGCCCATTAACAGTACTACAATTTTATTGCTTTTAACTTTAAATCGAACTATCGCTTCAAAGTTCTTAATCTGGGTTTCTGCGTCTATGTCAAAGCTATCAAAGTAGTCTCCGACAAAAACACAAATGTCCCACTTAGCTTGCTCAACTATAAGTTTCCATTGGTCGCGTCCGTGAATGTCACCGATAGCTATTAACTTCATTTAATTCTTACGTTATTACACGAGTAACACTTTTCGTAGCGAGGGTCGAGGCTTACCCCGAACACACAAGCAGCGCACCTTATTTTTTGTTTCATACGTTTTTATTTAACTGCCTCTAGCAAGCCGAATCATTTCTGCTGTTTCCGCAGAAACCAGCTTTAGTAATTTTTCTTGGTTCTGCGCGTCAAACATTGCGACAATGTACCAAGCATTATCAGACACGTTTTGAATGTCAATACGCTCAAGCTTTCCAGCGGCATAGCCGTAGGTGTCATCGTAAGCTCTCCATATTACCTCCGCATTGCGCCTGATGTCGTCAAAAATATGTTGTGGTGGTGCAGTATAGTAGTCGAATTTGTTGCCTGAATTGCTATCCATCATTTTTTCTACGTTTAATAGGTTAGTCATATGATTTAGTTATTTTCTAATGTACAGCGGGTGTGTACTTCGTGAGCGCGGTAAGCGTAATACGGCTCGCCACTCACTATTTCTTTTTTACATTTAGAACAAACAATTGGTGCGAATAGAACTTGTACGCTGCGGACGGTAATTTTCATGGCTAGGGTTTCATTACTTGTGGTCGCTTAGGTGCGGGGATGTCGGTTAAAGCTTCGCCATATATTTTACGTTCACGGCAACGCTTGCCGTAAATATTTTGCAGTTCTTTGTTTT